TTAATACTAAATGTGCCTCTAGCACCAGTGACCTTATGTCTTATGCCATCATAATTAACAAATAATGTAACACTATCAGATGGAGTAGTAACTGGTGCATATGTAACTGTGTTTCCGCCTGTTATCGTCTCCGACAAACCACACGCTTTTAATATTGCACCATATTTAGGTGCTGTACCTGCACTGCCGCTACCTGCCATTTCTACATCAAAAGTAACATTAACTCTTGTATTAGCAGGTATTACTTCATAGTTACCCATATATGGCCTTATCAAATCTCTACTAACCTCATCACTTACTATCGGTTCTATATTTAAATCTATCACCTGTACATAGTTAGCAGAACCAGTAGGTGTAGGGTCACTTCCATAACTTGATTCTGCTTTAGCTAGTATGCTTCTTTTTCTGTGTAGCTTAGGCATTGTTACATTTTATCAGTATGTTTCTATAATATAGGTTTTTAGTAAGAAACACCATCTATTGGGTCAAATCGTCTATTTCCGTTCTATATCGCACTATATATTCCACACCTATAACACCACCTGGCTGATCTGCGTCAAGTAATTCAAAAGAAGTATCGGATGGTTGTACATCTATAGCTAAATTATTAACTGTTAAATCTGTCATTATTTTACTGTGCAAACTTTCTACGGTTGCATCTGCCACATTATCAGGCACATCACCTCTTACTATTACACTTACTCTTACTGTTAAAGAATGATCTAGTGTAGGTAGTGATGTATTTTGTTCAACAGTATCACTTACAGGTTCTAATATTAATGCAGGTGATTCACCTCTAGTTAATGGTACTACCCTGCTTCTGTAGATACGTGTACTAACTCCTGTTGTATTAGCAAGTGTTGTTAATAACCTTGCCATAATTTGCTCACGTTTTGTAGTCATGTTTTCTGTAGACTTATTTCACAGAATGTACCATCATCTAATTTTCTAACTTCTCTTACTGTATATGCAACACTATCGACTGTTATAGATGTACCTGCAATTAAAGAACCAAAATCACTTGTTTTTGCTGTTAACTGATAATCTGTACTAACAATCTGATTACCTGCCAATACTAAATCTGGTTGTTCTAATATTCCATTTGCTGTAGTACCACCTGATGTACAACTAACACCAAAATCATTTAGGTATGCAGATTGTGTTGTACTATCTTCTACAAATGCCATTACTTTTTAGTAGTTGTTTTTTTTGGTTTTGGTTTTGGTGTATATACTTCTGCCCTTCCCATTGTAATTAATAATTCTGCGTCTGATTCTGACACATCATAAGTTTGACCTGCTTCTAAGCTGCTGCCACTAGCACATACATTTTTTAAGCATTTAATTTTCATAAAAAAAAGGGGTTGTTACACCCCTTATATTAAACCACTTA